CGCCTTTTTCTACGGATGGGTTTTTCTCTATTTAAAAAATCAAAGGTTGCCATCTAATCCTCCCCCACCAAATCATCGTACTCTAATTCAACAGATGTTATTTTAGGAAATGTTCCACTACTCGAGGCGAGAGTATACCCTATTTCTATCTCCTTTGCTCTAGTATACAAAGATTCCTCAATCCTAGTATTCCCTACAGTACTCGCAGCTGTCCCATTAGTAAAAGAACTTGCCCTATCATACTTGTGTTTAGGTGTTACCGATTCTCCCGATGCCAAAGACTCAAAGTTGACAGTTAATGTCATAGGTAAAAACTGCTTGTCAGAATCCCCCCCATCAAATATTAAACTCTCAAACTCTCCACTAGCATCAGCGTTGTCTCCTAAAGATATCTTATCTATTCCATATATTGTTGCCATTTTATAAATTCTCCTTTCTTGTTTCTTTTATTCATTAATTTATGTTTTGGACAGCGCCTTGACCCATAAGACAGGATCTTATAACAAACCCCGCACTTTGGTTTTCCACCGCGCCATTTAGGGCTATCTTTTCCACGAGGTGTTTCATATTTTTTATGCGCACTATTATCTGAGAACAACATAAGGTTCTCAACTCTATTATCATCTTTCACCCCGTTTATATGATGTACCTGTTCTTTCGGTGTAAGTAGCCTTCCCAGTTTCTTTTCCATCACTACTCTATGCTCAAAGACATACCCGTCCTTTACAGCCATTGGATGTTCTGGCATTCTCAACTTCACATAACCCCCAGATATGATTTTACCACCTATCCAGGCAGGATTACCTTTACCTTTAAAAGACCTCCTTTTATTTTTAATTCCCTCCCCAATTTTCTTAACATGAAAATCGGTTCTTTTGTATATTCCTTTTGGCACAAACTAATTATACCATAAGTTCAATCCTACTCCTCGTCTTGCCAACCGATATATAAGTCAGTACCTACAGCTTTAACCATACCTATCTTCAGGGTCGTTGCTGATGTAGTTCCCGTGCTTATTGTGAATGGGAAATTAAAAGCGTTAGGAAGTATAGACTGTTGCCTACCATGTTCGTAAACTCCTTGTTCGAGTCCTGTTCCATCATCAGTAGATCCCCCAACCCCTATTAGTGTTCTACCTTCAAATTCAGTAATAGCTCCAGGATAGACCTCAACCTTCTTACCACGAGCAAGTTTTGGTATTTTATCTACTATGTCTTCAAAAGGATCATTGCCTTTATACATAGCTCCGTTATTTCCGTAGACACCAAACAATTCACCCCTAGCGTTATGTAGAGCGTTTGGTGCCCCTATAGTTACGTCTGTGTAAAAATTAAATGTTGTGGATATACCATCCCAGAAGTAAAGTCTTCCTTCTTCTGACTCTCCTATATTAGCTCCTTTAAAACACCCCGCAACGACAAACTCTTGAAACTTGGCTAACGTTCTGCATTCAAACCCTTTAGCAAAAGTTATCTTATTAGGGTTATATGTAGCCTGATCCCATGTCGCTAGGTAATTTACGTTACCTGCAACAAGCAAGTTTAAATGCTCTACCATAGGGTGGAAAGTTGCAGTTATTAATATTCCAAATAAGGTGCTAAACGATGCACCCTCTAAATCAGTATTTACGTTAGTATCTACACCCCCATCAGCAACTGTCGATGTAACATGAAAATGATAAGCATTACCTATAACTAATCTTAAAGGTGTTGCAAAGGTAAAGGTTTGATCCCCTACCGATACACTGCCGTTAACAATGGTCAAGGCTCCAATTTCAACGTTATTTGAATCATGAACTGTGACTGTCCAATCCCCAGTTCCTACAACGTCAACGTTAATAATTATTGCTTTTAAAGGGTCTCTTGTTGGGGTGAAAGTCTGTCTTGCAGTAGTGCCCTCGCTTATGGATGTGGGAGGGACGTAATCGGTTGATCCTGTACCTCCACCAGACTGGTCTTTATCTGTTGTACCGTCTGATAGGAATGCATCGTCAAAGGCAGGAGTTCCAGTTAATTTACCGTATCTTCCGAGTTCTGCATCTAAGGCGTAGTATAAATAATCATCAAATACTTTTAAACCTTCCCCTGCCGAACCTGAGACTGTTCTAAGACTAGACCATACCCCCGCACTAGTTTCTCTGTATATCTTTCCACCCTCACCTGTGAAGTATCTATTTGTATCAAAAGGTGACCCATCTTCCATCCAAGTAGGGAGAGCTGTAACTGTAGAGCCACTAACTTTAGTAGCCCCTCTTGCGAGAGTTACATATGAGGGGTCTTCAAACGGGTTAAGATTCTTTGTAAATTTAGCGGAGTTTGCAACGTCAATCTTTTCACCTACAGTCCCTATTCCGCCTGAAAAATTTTTAATTGTTAGCTTCTTGATTGCCATATTTTAAATCGAACTGGACAAGGTTGAGCTCCATCTTTCATTGAACCTCGACACGCTCTTACTTCCTTTATCTATTAACTTACTATCACTTCTCCTTGAATAACGTCTAATAGCGTCTAAAAGACCACCTGCAGCGTTACTTGGTCTTCTACTGGAGTTTGCAAAATCTCCTGTCCAAAAGAAATTCATGTGGCTTTGAGCAGCTGTAAAATCTTTCCTTGGTCCTGAATAAAACTGTGCTGCTGCGTAGTGTGGTAAAAGCGAGTGTAATTCTGATGGTATTTCAGGAGATTCAGCTATCGTATAACTTTCACCACTTGCTGTACTTCCCTCAAAAACACTCTCAAGTTCCATATTAGCTGTATCTGTAAATGTGGCTAGTCGATACCAAAGACCATCTACGTCAGTTGCAAACCATCTACCAACCATTGCTGCGGTAAATCCTGTTGCAGAGTGTGTGATAGTAGCGTCATTATTGGTAACTGTGACAGTTCCAGTAGTAAAGTCTTCTATTGTCATATCACGATCTAACAAACTAGCTATTATAGTAATGGTTTCCCCCGCTGTCTGTGGTGTAGGCCATAGTTCAAAGTGGTCTCTCATTGGGAATATATATGTCGGAGTTACAGTACCCGAAAAGTCTATTTGATTTATAGCATCCCATTCAAACTGTGAACTAACTACAGTTAGTGGATAGGGGATACTAGAAACAGTCCATGTGGCTGATGTTATAGGAGGACGAATATTAGACGGATAACGATACCTTTGTTGGTTTGCTACAGTTGTTGCTGTTTGTGGTAAATCAAGTTGAATATAACCTCTTAATTTTCTTTGTATGAAATGCATACCACCGTTTATGTGTTCTTTTATAAAGTTTGCAACAGTTGATGTATTTAAACTACCACTAGATTGAGAAACGAAATCTTTTGTTGTGGTCTGAATTTGACCGAATGTTCTTCTTGCCATGATTTAATTATATCAGTAACTAAATAAATATTACTTTAGGGGTAAAACCTTTTTTAAATATACTTGATACTCTTTCCTTTCTAATAAAAAACAACGCTTGGTGGAAACCCAGCCTTAAATATACTTGATACCTCACTGTCTGTTAAAGCCCTGTCGAAGAAAGCCACGTCATCTATAATCCCGTCAAAGAGTTGTCCCGTCTCTGTGTTATCAGTAGCCATTCTTAATACCAAACTACTATTAGCTGTTACAGTACCTGATGTTATAGCTGTAGTCGTTTTAATATTATTTAAAAATATTCGCCATTCTGGTACTGAACTATCGTATACACCTGCGACATGATACCAAGTACCAGTGCTTAATGTTCCTGACGAAAGACCTGTACCAGGAGTTAGCCCGTCTAGTTTAAACTCTATTTTATTGGCATTTGTAATACGAAGCCATCTATTATTCACTCCAGGGTCAATTAAGGATATAATTTGCATGTATCCTGGCAAGCTTTCTGGCTTTATCCACATAGACCATGACTGACTTGTTGTAACCTCTAACTTAACAGGGTTCGTATTCTTTAAAAACTGACTGCTTCCTGCTTCGAAATCAGCACCGTTACCGAATTGTGCTGATACATAGCTTGGAACTGTACCCGCAGACAACGTATACCCATTTCCACTACTGTCTGTACCATCACTCTCTAGCCTGTAATAGGCTTGTAAATTAGCATCGCTTCCTAGTGATATAGCGTTAATTTCAGGCATTAGGCTAGTTGAAACTCGAGCGTGACTGTTGCTCCCTTTCCCGCTGTACCAGAATGTATAGCGTCAACATCTACTGAAATTACATCGTTAGTAGCCACATTATCTGCCCCAGTATCTATAACTGCCGCCGTAGCTGCAGTATCAGAACCAGTCTCTCCTGTATCTATAGTCAATTTTGTAGAAAGCATTGTAGTACCGTTTTTATTAACGTCATAAGTCTCTGTTCCTGTAGTTCCTGCTGTAGCAAGTTCAGCATGTACTGATACTAAATTCATACCATTTAATGATGCTGGTATGTGAAAGTGAATCTTTTTAGTTCCCGTGGTTGAAGAAGTTCCAGGAGAATCCCACGCTAAAGATACTGCTTTTCTACCAAATATAGTTGACCCTGCTAATCCGTCTGGTGAGACTGCCCTTCCTGCATCCGTGCCTGTATTGGTTTCAGCAGCCGTAGCAACTTCTATTACACCAACTGCTGTAGTACTTGCAGTATCTCCATTTATTGTATCTGTAGATAAGGTAAGACCTGTGCCTGCGACAAGCTTCGTATTAGCAACTGCTATGTTTGATAATGTGTTGTTATCGCTGTCTATTGTTTTATTAGTTAGTGTTTGAGTATCTGTTGTTCCAACAACACTGCCAGTTATATCGTCCAAAAGATTAGTCTTGGTTATTTTCTTAGAGGTTCCATCGGAACCATCTGTAGTATCTGATATATCAACAATATGAAATAGATCCCCGCCAGCTGGAGAAGTTAATTCTGATAATGCTGTTGTTTTTTTGTTAGCTATAACTGCCCCTTAATAAACTTTTTACTGTAATCCTATGTTGAACGTTCCACCTTCGTATAAACCTGTACTACCATCTTCAAACAGCAAGATCCCTGCCGAAACATCATCACTCTCCCAATTAGTTGACTGGGAGCTAGTTTTTGCCCAATCAGTAGAAACAGAACTACCCTTAGACCAGTCTGTTGATTGTGATGTTCCTTTTGTCCAATCTGTACTTACCATAATAAATAAAAGATCCTACCACTAATACGGTAGGATAATTTCCTTTATTCGATTATATCACGAGGGATTATTTGGCTCTGTCTTCTATTTGAAGTTCAGGTTTGGTTATTTGTTTTATCACCAGTTCCAGCTTCAGTATCTGCTTTAATTCCGCTATCGTCTCCAAGAACAGGTTTTTCCTGTTTTGGTAGCTCAACTTTTGGCTCGAGTCTAGGATCAAGACTTGGTTTAAAAACGGGTTGGTCGCTATAAATGGGGACTCGTTTAACAATTCTTTTTTCTTGGTCATCTAATACCTCCAGTATTGAAATTATTACTTTTATCATAGTCTTATGGTCAACACCAGCTTCTGTGTTTACTCTAGCAAAGACGTCTGTCCAACTCTCATTATCTCCCTTAAATGTATCTAGTGCTGTCTCTACTTTTTTCATTCTATCCCTTTCAATAACTCGTCTTTCTTGGACTCTAGTTCCTCATTTGATACTTCGCCCTCTGTTGGTTCGGGGAATTTAGTACCAAGTTCTGCGTCTAGTTCCTCTAATAGTCTTTGATCTAACGATCTTGTGTCTCTTGGTTTAGTTGGTGCTACAGGTATATCAAGACCATGCTCCTCGCTTACACCTCTGTAAACTGTCTTTAAATAATGCGCCCTAAGTGTAGGATTGCTCGTAAGTAAACCCTTACCAGAAATAAAATCTAGTTCCTCCGTATGCTTATTCATTGCTTGCCATCCTTTAGACAAACGTTTCTTATTTTCTTTGTCAAGTGCTTCTTGTGCATCTCTGTTAATACTAAAGTCAATGAACTCACGCATCCATTTTTCAGCAATGTATCTTGAAAGAACTCTCTCTTGCCCTGCTTCTACATTATGTGTGAAACCATCGAATATGGTTTTAAAACTCTCTTTTATAGGATTGAGTACTTTTAATTGATCTAATGCACGTCTTTGAAGTTCTCTGTTTATATTAGCTATTTCTTGAGATTTTTGTATTTGTTGTTGTGTTTCCATAAGATAAATTCTTGTTATGGAGATTATACCACGACTTTTATTTCTTTTCTTCTTTTACAGGTTCTTTGTTAAGACCCTCTATCATTAAACTCATCTTATTCATCAAGTCAATGAATTGCTGTGATTGGCTAACTGGTACATTAACATTAGCTACTATGTTGATTAAAATTTGTAGTTCTTCTTTTGTTAGTTTCATAATTTATCCTAAATCGTAATTTGTACTTGCGTTTGTTTCAGCTAATTCCCTAGCTACTCGTTGGTCATCATTACTTCTGTAAGTCTTAGCGAGATTGAGTAAAACGGTTTTAACATGTCTATCAATTACATCTAACTTCTCTTGATTAGTAGCACTGTCTAATGGATTAGTTACTACTCCGTTTTCGTCTGTAACTTCTTTCCAGAGATATTTACTAGCATCACTTAATACACTATTTATCTTAGTTGAAGAAGCTGAGTAATCAAACCTTACTCTCGTATTTCCATTTAGTTTTGTAAGTGTGACCATAATTCTATTATATATCAATTACTTCTGATATGTAAAATCATATTTCCTAACTCAAATGTTTTGTTTGAAGCTGTGGTTATCTCAAGAATTGTACCCTCGTTCGTACTACCTACAATATCCTCATTCAATCCATCTTGCTTCCACGCTCCATTCTCGTTATTAACGATGTTAATCTCTGTATTATGATCTGAATTCATATCAGCAACCGCAACTGGTGGGGTTGGCGCTGCACCAGCATTGTAAGTCCAACCTGTTGATTTGTGATGAATTATTGAGATGTTTGCAGCACTATCGTTTGCTCCACCAAGCCATGTGGTGTCTACTCCTAGAAGGGTGAAGTCTGTATTGTTATTATCCCAATATTTAGTGAATCCGTAGTTACAGATCAGATCTGGACCTGACTGCTTAGCAACAGTAACCTGACCTATCCACTTTTTTGAGGTTTCATAATAAGTACCTGCTACACCTGCATCGTCTACTGTGAGATCCTGTGTGTCTGATGTAGTTCTAACTCCTGCGTCTGTTATTGAAGTCCCTGTAATCCTAATTACCGTATCCGTACCCCCACTAGCTCCTGCTGCCTGAACTAAGAAGAAATGAGCTGCATATGAAGAGTTGGCTGTACCAAAGGTAATAGATGGATTGAAATCATTATCAGTCCCGAATAGGTAGAAACCGCCATAGTAAAATGTACCACTAGATCCTGCGGGACTATCAAATGTAATAGACTTATTAGATAGCCCACCATTTACCCAGGCCATTACCCCTGCCCCATCTGTAGAAAGTAATTGTCCATCAGCACCATCCGCTGTGGGAAGTGTCCAGATTTGGTTAGCAGTTAGGGCAGGTGCTTTGAATCCTACGTAGTTGGAAGCTCCTGTGTCATAAAATTGAAGTTCCTTTGTATCTCCACTAATTGCTATTCCTATTTCACCTAAATCATCCTGCCACTCTGTGAGGTTAGCTGTTTGGGTTGAGTTGGCTTGGATTATTTGTTGAACTTCGTTTGAATACCCCTTAATAGTGAACCTAGCGTTTATGGTTGGATTTGCTAAATTTGTTAAAATTACATGACCCGATGAATTGGATAATAGTACAGTAGTTAGCCCTAAACCGTTTGCAAGTTCTAAATTAGTTCTTGATTGTGTTTGTATTGAAAAATTTCCACTACTATCATATCTAAAATTACACCCACCACCGCCTCCAACGAGTCCTAGTATTTTCCCCGATGTTCTATTGGCATAAATACCTGCGGCACTAGTATTGTCTACTCTAATACTACTACCAGACACATGAAGTTTGAACCCAGGATTATTAGTCCCAATCCCCACCCTGTCGTTGTCCCCTGTAACCACTAAAGCATTGTTATTGCCTACAATAAAGTCATCGCCTGCGTCTGTACCGAGGAGGACTGAAATGCTTGTTCCTGCGTCTGATGAGATGGTGCCCAGGGATATGTCTCCGACGTTGGTGATGTTGTTGTCACCAAAACTTATTAACTTATTCGTAGTATCCACATTAAACACGCTAGTACCATCTGCTTGTTGTACACCAAAGGTAGTAGTGGAGTTTGAGGTGGGTTTGATGAGGAGGTCGCCTGTAATAGGGTCGTTTGAGGCATCTAGTTTTAAAAATTTAGTGTTTAACCACCCTGGGGAATATTCTATATTAACACTCATAGTATAAGTACCCTATAAGCAGAGTTGGAAACCCAGGTTATACGAATCCTGTTTATATCGGCTCCTTTTAATTTCAATATCTCGCCTTCTTTTAGAGTATGTGTACCACCATAGTTAGTACCATCGTCACTAATTTCAACAGTTACATCTCCTGACCCATCCACAACGATATAACCGTCTCTACCATTACGTGATAAATCAGTATTAACGTCTAGTACAACAGGACTATCTCCTGTGACAAAAGAGATATCTTCATAGGCTACGGTTCTACCTCTAGTGGTGTCTACATCGGGTACTCTATTTGGGTCTCTAATAAATGAATCTGGCATGTAATGATTATATCATTAAGATTTTATAGGTTTAGCTGTTTTATAGTTCTTTAATCGGGATTCCCACAATTCCTCCTGTTTTCGTATAAGATACTCACCTTCATCTAAACTCTTCTTCCTTTTTACTAGAAGGTTCTTCTCTTTAGATAATAGTTCCTTTTCTTCAATCAGCCTCTTCTCTAATGAGTCCAATCTATCCACCCTAGCCTCTAAGTTCTGTAAGTTAAGTGTTTTCTTAGCAATACTCTCTTCTTTTTCAGTTAAAGTGAATTTTTTATCATCAAATAGTCTCTGTTTCTTAGATAATTCCTTTTCCTTAATCACAAGGTTACTTTTCTCCACCTTTAGGAGTTCCATATTGACTTCTAAAGTGCTTTTATCCTTTTTTAATACTGCTTCACGTTTAGCAATATCTCCCTCTCTGGTCAAAAGGGCTTCCTTGTCTTTGTTTTGTTGTTCTTCCTTAATATTGAGAGAAATAGCTTCCTTGTGTAATACTCTTATAAACTCAATTGTTTCTTCAAACTTCTTTTTCGCTACCTCAACCTTAGACACGGTCGTATTCCTCAATCTCTTCAAATATTCTCTTTAATAGTAATTCTGGCGTAGCCTTGCCTATACCTCTTTTCCAAAGAATGTGGTTAGCTAAGTGCTTCTTAAGGTGGTTTGCTATATGAAATGGGAATTTACCCACATCTAAAGCGGGTATAGTATAAGGTTTACCGTGCCAACTGTATGTGAAATCTTCAGTATCGGGGTTATAAATACGCAGTTCTTTCTTTTTATTAGCTTCAGCTAAACGCTGCATTTCTTTGACACCTGCCATGAGGTGAGTATATCATCTCTAAGGTTCAATATTAACCAAGACCAGAAACCCTTGCTAGTTTTAATATTTCTGTAGATGTTAGGGCTTTGTTGAAAAAGGCAAAGTGCTGAATATCTCCACCCCAATATTGGCTACCAGATGCCCTCATTAAAGCACCGATAACAGTCTTATTTATCGTTAATGTTCCTCTGGTATAGTCGAAATCTCCGTTAACAGAAGCAGTATCTTCTACACCGTTTATATAAAGTTTGCATGTGCCGTTATTATCTATCCACACTATGTTGTTAAATGCTGTTAATGAAACAATAGTATTGGAAGAATTTCCACCTACTAGAACATTCGCAACATCGTCTCTAATAAAAACTCTAACTTTGTTGTTTCCACCAAGATTCCACATAGAAACAGAATATTGTGGATCATTGTCACTAGTTGATCCTTCACCGAATATATTTTCTTCTCCTGTTAATGCATCCTTATAAACAAGTGCAGAAATACTAAATACTGCGTTGTCATAAAAGGGTATACTTCCGCCCTGTGGCAAAGTTATTAAATCATTCACCCCATCAAAGCTATATGCTCTACCAACTTGTCCTGGTTGGTTGAGAGTTGCACCTGTAATTGTACCATTAAGGGAATTTATATTAGCGGGAGCGTGATTTCTGGCTGTAGATCCTGTTTGTTCCCATAGAGGATAGTAAGCAACAGGTTTAAGTGACTTTATATACCATTTTAACCTTTTAAGTCTTACTGGGTGAAGTGGTTTAAATATCTCCATGAGTTGAGTATACCACTATGCTGCTACCAAGGTAGCCCCTTCGGAGAGAGGGCGCCAAAGACACACGTAGTATATTTGACCCGCGGTTATGTCCTGGCTATTCGCAGTTGTCTCAACTAAATTGTTACCATTCGTAACAATATAGTAAATAAGTTCGTCTACAGAAATTAGATCAGTTGAAGGGCTTGAGTCAACCCATACCTCGTCGGCATCAATATCTGTTGCTGTGGTGGACGGGATTATTCCATTAGCATTATCTGCTGTACCTACTCCAATTGTTGCACCGCCTGCGGAAGCTAACAATGTAGTACAAACACCATAAACCCCTACTAAAACCTCTCCTGTGACCGTGAATAGAGATTGTGGATTACCTGTACCGTTTTCATCTCCTCTTGAATTTGCAGTTCCTCCATCAAAAGCCGAAGGTTCAGCTTTTACAATATTAAAACTATCCAAAGATGAGTAAGGTATTTGTCCGTGAAGTTCGGAGTCTTTTAGCATATCTTGATTATATCACAACACAAACAACCCCCTCCATTTAATAGAAGAGGGTTGTAAGTAGATAGACTACAACCTAGGTTGCTTGAATAATCATTAGACCTGCGTTTGCTGTGTCTACAACAGGACTATTCTGAAAGATCCTATCATAGTTGTCAGCAAAGTCAGTTGCGCCTCTCCAGTTACAGTTAAGCATGTTGATATCACCGTTACCCGAAGTACTTACGGTTGCACCAACTGTAAGTGTAGTTGAAGAAGAACCGTCAGGATTATTAAAGAAACATCCCTTAAAGTTAAGGAACCTTTCGTAACAATTCCCTGTGTTCAACAACAACCATGTTGGCGTTGACGCGTCTCCAAAACTATTGAAGTTACAGTTAACGTATTCGTTTCGTGGACAAGAACCAGTCTGTTCTAACAAAGCGTTAGCTGCTGATCTATTGATTGTGTCTAATCCAATAGTACAGTTAACAAACAAGTTTTCTTCTCCTGCTGTCATTTCAATACATCTTGCAGCGGTATCATCACCTGCTGTTGCGTGACCGATACCTGCAAAGTGAACTCCTTCAAAGTAATTGATATTACCTGTAAGAGCTACTAAAACGTTAATATCGTTAAATACTCCCATAGTAATGTTCTTGATAATACAACCGTTATTACTAAAGGTTATACAAGGACTTACTACTGCTGTTCCAAAAGACATACCTGCTCTTGGGTTCACCATTGTTGGTGCTGCGTTCCCAATTAAGTGAGTAAATCTCTTATCCCATACGATTGCTGAGGTTTCTGCTGTTCTACCAGTTCCACCTCCAGGAGCTATAAGAACAACGTCATGGTTTGCACCAGTTGTTAGATCCTCTGCTGCGCCAACCGTTATCTTAGCGTTATCCTGTGTAGTTCCATCATTTGCTGAATCACTACCGTTTGTTGGGTCTACGTAGTAGATATTTCCAACGTGTGGTAATCCAATCATTCCAGCGATGTGTTCTGGGTATACTTTATGCCCATGCGCGAACGCTGGTACATAATTTGCTATTCCTCTTATTGCCATATTCTATTCACCTTCTTTCAAATTAAACTTAATTATTTTATTTCGCCGTATTCGGCTTCGTACTCTGCTACTAAATGAAACTCTGGATGCTCGTCTCCGAGACCTTTGAGCCATTTAATATCATAGTCTTTGTACATGAAATCTGCCTGTGCTACGACTTCCTTTTCCTCTTTTGTTTCTTCTTCTTTCTTCTCTACTTCCTTTTCTGCCATAGTTTCCTTTCTATGAAAAAAGCCCCACAAGTGAGGCTTAGTCCACTTGCTATCCTTTATATTTTTCCCACCTAGTTAGCCCAATTTAATGGACGTGATCCTGTCATCGGCGATAGCTAAATATTAAATTGTTACGTCGTTAATCTATTAAAAGATAATACGCATTAAACTCCGTAGCTGTTCCTGTTGCCATTGCCTGTGCGACTCGTGGTTCTTGGTCGATGTCAGAGACAACCCCCAAAGCACCATTTGTCTCATCGGAAATAGTTGAGAAATAGCCTACAGTTGTACCAGTTGCATCACTTAGAACAGATGCTGTACCTCGTGTCTTTAGCCAACCAAAGTTTGCTACAGATACATCCCAGTCTTGGACTGCGACTCCTGTTGCTCTTTCGGTTACTAATTGTGAGATAGCAACGTTGTTCCAAGGATTTCTAACCAATTCTACTTCAGAGCTAGTTGTAGCTGCTGTCAATAAACCTCTCTCAAGATTTATATTAGTAGCTAGAGAACCAGCGTTAGCCGCGTGACTTGTAACTTTGTAAAATTCCCCCTCGGGACTATTATCGTTAAAAATCAACCAACCCTCATCATATTCGTTAGCATCAACTGCTGTTGCACCCATTGTTGGGATAACTAATTTATCTCCAACGGCTGCTGCTGCTGATAATGCAACGTTTTGATGATTGGCTTCTCTTGCTAAAGAAGTGTGAATGTTTCCTGCAATAAGGTCTGTTCCTGTGGAGATAACTCTTGTATATCTATATAGATCACCATTTTCAGCTAGACCTACTGCACCTAGTGCGTGCATTTGTGTAGCTTCTTCTGAATACATATCTATTGAAGAGATGTGTACTGGTCCTGTGAACCCATGTTTCATACTTGCCATATATTTTTTATATGATTAGTTTTAATTGTTTATTTTCTTTTTCTAACTCTTTTATTCGTTCCTATTTTCCTAATACTATATATAGTAGGGAGTTAGGGAGTTCAAATATATAGAGTTGTAAAAGTGCTTCTTTGGTGACGTTCATGTGTTAATTGTAACACGGTAAGTCTACCAGCTCAATAAATAATTAAAATAACCTATACTCCGCTAATTCCAGTCAACTTGCCCTGTCTCCTTGGTTGAGACCCGACCATTTGACCTATTACATAGAAACGACCAATCATTCCTGCTTGGTTAGGCATCATTTGCATTTTCTGACTAAACCAACCTGCATCGGAAGGTGCGCCGTGTTGTGCGCCAACTCCTTCAGTTACTTTACCTACGCCAAGAGAGATTTTCTCTAGTTGTCCTCTGTATTTAGCAGGGACAGCAGTCCTTCCTCTCCATACTAGGTATCGTTCGTTTAACATATACCAAACTTGGGATGTTGCTGCGTCATCTGCAATAACTGGAATACTTCTCCATGATAGAGCTGTAAATCCTGCTCTACCCTGTAAAGCCTCCGTGCTTCTGGATAGTGTTTTATCACGAACTCCAAGAGCTGGTCCTCCGCTACTATTGTAGTCAGCTCGTACGTTAGGTTGTAACAACCTTTCGTAGAGATCCCATACAGTTTTAGTAGTAAGGTTTAGAGTAGAACCTTCAGAAGCTAGTCCTGAAGCGTTAATAGCAGATTGCAATGTTGCAAGTTTAGCTAACGTTAAAGTTCCGCCTGATGCAGTTACTGTTCCGTTTAGCCCTGAGTACGTAGTTCTTGATTGTCCGCCAATAGTACCTGCTGTAGTACCGTCATCAACGTGAGATTCAAGCCCTAATGGTTTATTAGTAGCTGATGTTCCGTTGTAGACCGCTGCACCTAATGCTGATACAGCTTCCATAACAGCCTCTTCGAGCTTATAAAGATCAAGATCGATTGACTGTTCAGGTCCTGCATTAGCAAAGGATTCTAGCATTATAGATACTACAGGTTGCGCGAACGCTGTCTGTGCGTAAGACAACTCAATAAGAGTGTCTGATGCAGCAGACGATAGTGTTTCAAGTCCAGCGAAAAATTCACCTAAACCAGAATCAGAGATCTTAACAGGGATGTCAAAAGTCTTTCCCCCAAAAGATTTACCAGTTCCCATTGCTCGCGATGCGTAGGTTGTGGAAGATAGAACGTTGTCAACCACCTTACGGTGCAGTCTTCGTTCTGTCATAGGGTCAATTCTAGCGTTAGCGTTAATTCCGTCTGGTGTTACGCCTTGTGCCATTTTGTGTTTCCTTTCTATGAAACTAATTTGATACTCGTTCTTAGAGGAATAAAAAAATCCCCGCCCGAAAGCGAGGATAAATTCCTATAATGTGTATCATTATTTCAAATTCTGATAGTTTGTCAAATTTTAGCGCATAAGGGCACTAAAGTCTTTAGCTGCGTGCAATTCATTGTACGACATTTCATCATCAGTGCCTTGTGAAACAGATTTCTTGCCTCCCGATACAGGTGCATTAGCACCCGCAGGCTTCTTTTTATTAGGTAATATATATCTATTGTAGACGTGAACCATATCCCCTATTGGTTTTAGTCCTTTTTCTTCACGTTCTGTCGCAATTTCAGCCATTTTATCCCATATTTCAGCTATAGCTTTGAGTCCAGGATCTTTCTTATCTTCTGTTGTAAGTCTTTTGCCAGCATCTTGTTTGGCTTTAATCTCTGGTGCTACACCAGGTATGATCCCAGACTCTCTTAGATATTCTGTCTGTCTATCCCATTCCTGATTGACAGCAAGCGTATCTGCTTCTTGTACTTTACTTTCTTCAGCACGTTTTTGTGTCTCAACCTTTTCTGCTTCAGCACGGTTAAATTCATATAGTCTATTTGTTTCTTCAGATTGTTCCCTCCAAGTAGCAGGTTTATCTTCGCCTCGCTCTTCCCATGCAAACTTGAACCCAGCATCTTCTGCTTCCTTTTTAGTAGTTTCACTAACACCCAGTGCTTTGAGGACTTCTTCCTTATACTCCTCACGAGCTTTAGTTTTAACGTCTTCAATTGCTTCTTCTAAGGGTATTTCTTCTTTTTTCTCTTCAACCTTAACCTTTTCCTCAACGGGTTGAGGTTCCTCTTCTGGGGGTTGAGGTTCACTAGGCTTTTTCTCCTCCGTTACAGGATCATCGCCTAGGAACTCTTTTATAGCTTCGTTATTTTCAGCAGTAGCGCCTTCTTCTTTTGTTTCTTCTTGTGGGATTTCTTTTTTGTCTTCAGATAAATTCTGTTCTTCCATGACCATATTATACACTAGTGTGTAATCTTGTACACAATATTACACCGTTTCCTCAGGCGGTGGCTCCGTAGATTGTGCTATAGCCTGGACTTCTGGACTCTCCTGCGGTACTTGAGTTGGTTGTTGCCCCAAAGAGTCTACTTGCTCTTGTGTGTCTTTTTTATCTTCAATAAACTTCTGGAAATATAACGCAGGGGATGTATTAAATAGGATCAATTTTTCGGCTCTACCTTTTGGATCATCTGCTTCAGTGTCTCTAAAAAAACTAATAGGGTCAGTCATTTGTATGCCAGCACGGTCAAATGCTTCTGATTTACGTCTTATCTTATCAACCGAACTCGCACTAACCTCAACTTCAACACCGTCTTCAACCAAATCTCGATCTAGTTTTTGGAATACAACCTTACCATCCTTACCCACGAGTCTTTCAAGATGTTCTTCCGTATAAAATAATTTAATAAATTGTAATGCCCAATCTGCCATCCACTCACCTGCTGGGTTGATAGTAGCCTCAACCTCATCATCGATTCTAGTAAAGTCTGACTCTTTAAATAGTTGTGTCTTAGTTGCAGGATCTGGACCTTCACGAACACCTCTTAATGCGGCGTTAGTACCCATTTTGCTAAACAACCGTTCTCTGTTTATGTTTTGATCTTGAAACAATGCCTGTGTAGGTGGCGTACCAGGTATGAACGTGTGTACTTTACTAAGATCACCGTCTACTAATAAATCTTGGTCGGGATTACCTTGGTCGTATTCTTCAACGTCTTTTGCATCCATACCGCTATCGGTACTGAATACGTTCTTACCTTTAGTAAGTGCTGCAAGTTCTGTTATCTGTTTACCCCGTACGTTAATATTATCCTGTAAGTAAATAGACTGCTCAATTCTAGTAGTTTCGTCATAAACCTGCATACCTAGCTGTTTGTATCCCATTAAGTAATAAGGTTTACGTGGGTTTCTAAAATGGTTATGATAAATCCGTTCAGTTCTTAAACCTTCTATTGGTTGACCTGTAACAAGTGATTGTCTTATATCAGCTTCTTCTAGTGATTGTTTTCCAGTCTCGGTATCAAAGGTAAACATTGTGGTTTCACCTTCCCAGTCCCAGTAAGGATTCTTAATCTTATCAAATACCACATCTTTGTACTTCCATGCAGTACCTTCAAGTCTTACCCATTCCTCACCCTCCTTTTTGTACCAGGTGAACCATATCTCAGCTATTCTTAATTTAGTAGCTAGTTTCTTCTCGTTTTCTATGTCATCCTTTGACCACTTCAACTCATTTAATAACTCTTGTTTCTTGCTAGGCCATCTCATTAACAATTCTTTTACTGATAACTCATAATGCTCTGCTATCCAGTCCATTTCGTTAACATCGTTGCTTGTAGCTGTATGGTCTACATCTACGTTATTAGGATGTACACTCTCAAATACATAGTCTCCTAGTCGTCCTTTTTCACTGTCCCAACGTGCTTTTAGAATACCTGTAAAGTAAATAGGTCTGTGTGTGTAAGCACGTCCTAGGATCACTCTGTTCTCTCGTTTTCGTATTCTACTGTTAACAACATCTGTTAAGTTCTCTGCAATTTCTCTGCTCTCCTCACTATCATTACCTGGAGTTACTATAAGATCTGGAACACGTCCAACAGCCACAGCTTTGAGTGTGCCTTCGCTTTCAAATATTATATTATCTAAGTATCTCGCGTGGTAGGGTTTGAGTTTACCGTCTTTCTCCATATGAGATATCTGTTGCCCTAACCAGTATTCCTCGTTCTTCTCTCTACGAGAGTACAATCTTTTTTTCTTAAAGAACGCTCTGCTGTCTTTAACACGCTGGTTCATTACCTCAACAAAATCACTATCCTTTAGATCAAGTCTTAGTGCGTCCATATTGTCACCAGCTTCTTGTACTACAAGACCTGGACTATCTGTTTGAAATGTATTCTCTCCGAAAAATTCCGCCATATAACGATTATACCACTTGGCTTACAGCCTCTTTAAACACTATTTTTCTACCACATTTAGGATTCTTACACTGTATTTGTACAGGATAGGGTTCAGGTGCTTCCCCTGGAACACTAGCTATTAGATCACCTTTATATTGTGCTATTGGGTTTCTACAATCAGGACAAAAGTACATATGCCATTTGTCGTCCTCTGCTCTCACTAGCCATTCTGTATGAACACGTTTCTTTGCTATGTATTTTCCAGTCTTTGGGTTTATCTCCTTATTGTGAATAGGATCTGACATGTATTGATTATATCAGACGCGCCAATCCTTAGCGCCTGTTGATTTAGTTGTCTCAAACAACTCTAGGTCTAGTTCGTGCATTACCTCAGGTAATACTTTCTTTTTAGTGGGTTTAGCACCAACACCACCAAGCTTGAGAGGTAAGAATCTTATAGCAGATAATCCATACGATAAACTGTCCACTAGATGGTCCTCAAGATTTGTATCAATATCTTCAACATTATGGTCATCGTAAACCATTAACGGAAGGGTTCTTATAAGGTGAGGGCACGCTTCTGTAATTAACATGTAGGGTAAACCGTCTGGTGCTATTGACAACCAGTTGTGTATAGTTGCTACTCTAGCTATTCGATTCCTACCACCAGGTTTAAGAGTCAGCCACATCTTATCTCCATTAAGCTCTGTCCATTTCTCTTGCATTAGTTTACTAATAGCCTTACTACCGTCGGTTTGGGTATTAAACATGGCAGGGTCAGCGTAACCTCCTCTAAACTTAGCTACTGGTCGCTCATCGTATATCTTTTCAGCCCATTCGTGAGGGTATTTATATTTCCCATACCATTCTCTGTAAACTATAACTCTGTTAAATGTTTGTCCGTCATGTTTAGCTTTGACAAGAGCTGCTGCAAGACCTGCAAATGCTCCTCTGTGACTCTTTCTACCGCTGTAACCCCAGTCCAACCATAGAAAGTGTGGAAACTGTGGTTTTGGTACAACACGTCTCGTTACATGTTTCTCACGTCTAAACTCATCAAATACTTGTCCTGCGAATACATCCCAATCACCCTCTAACCAGGCGCGTCTGAGTTCATCGGGTAGGTCTTGTAATCTTTTTAGGTAGTCGGGGTCAGCATCCATTAAAGCTGCGTTGTCGTAGACCTTAGCCTGCACGAAGTCAAAATCTTCTGGTCTTTCGTCTTCTGTGAAATCTCTATCCACAAACATACGCTTCGCCCAACCGTGTCCAACACCCCCAGGGTTCCCAGTTAAGAACATAGAAGGTTTGATATCTTTATTAGTAGTGCGATTTGAACCTCTTAACATCTTAAACACTATTTCTTCATGTTGAGTTATCTCATCAATAGAAATATCTTCGTATTCTCTACCTTGGTATGTGTAAACATCACTTGTTCCTTTAAGATATGAAAACTCTGTTATTGATCCATTAGGCCAGTAGATAGCTTTTTCAGACTGTTTAAACCAGTCCTTAGTCATTGGGTATTCTTTCCAAAACATTCTTATATGGTTTGACAGCAATTCTGGATATGTTTTACGGATAATCAATCCTTTAGTATTTGGGTATTTCAATCTACGGTATATTTCTCTAGCTCTAACAAGATAACTATTGTGGGTAACTATAAAATCGTCCGTAATATACAGCCCATCTGGATTATCTAATGTTATACATTTAGCCTCGCCGCTACCAAACTCAACTATACTACTCAACCTAAGAAGTTTCTTATTCTTGAATTCAACGCCACTAAACAAGGGAATCTGTACATTTGGACGGGTAGTGGCCGTACTAGAATTTGCAATATTCAACCTGTTTATTAATTCCTCCGTTGTGCCAATTCTCCACCTGTGCTTCCTACCAGTAATTTTAAATTTCCACAGATGATCTAATGTGACAACAGTACTGGACCCGTCAATAAATGTGACTTTGTATAATGCCCTCACTCCTTGAGGGTGTGTTCGCAAAACTACGGCCTCGACACCTTTATCAGTTATAACTTTGTCACCAGCTGATATATCACCCATTTTAACAAAGCCCCTTGGCGTGAGGATTTTCGATTCCACACTTTGAGCTTTGCCACCTCCTCGACTACCGCCATAAAATAATACGGGTATTTTAAGGGAGGCTTGAAATGCTTCTTTTTGTTTCTTTTGGAGCTTTAATTCTATTTGCATTTCTTATACTGTTTCCCATTCTGCCCGTTGGTTCTACGTCACTCATTACATGTGATAGATGTACTTCAAGGGCGTTCATCTTTCTAATGATATTCTTAGCTGTTTGTTGTCTGGCTAGGAAGTTGTGTGTCTTCTCACCAGGTCTTTGTTCCATTTCGTTTAGTATAGATTCTATAATCATAATTTAAACCTCAATAGTCGCGGACAATTACTTCAATTGTTTCTCCGTCTGTTCTTACTCCTATAGTACTTTCCTTTTTATCCATGCCCAACCATTTACCTGCTGTTTCTAAATACTTATGTCTTACTGCATGGTCTGGCACTTCTATAAAGTCGGTATCTGTTCCAGTAGACTGTTTCCCAGATATTGCAGAAATAATCCTATCAGCTTTTAACCCGTCATCCATCGTATCTAACAGCCTGCCCAGTCCCAGCCCCTTCTTCTCCATTAGTTGTTTGGTTGTTATTTGATGTTTTTTAAGTATGCCGTAAGCTAGCTGTCCTGCGGTTGAATAGTCCTCAGTGTCATAAGCAATTAGTGCTGATTTTGTACCATTTCCAAAGGTCTTACTTTCAGGGTCAAGGTACAATTTCAAAAACAACTTCTGTTTAGGGGTTAATTTAACACCTTCATTTTTCATTCAGTCTTTCCTCAACTAATTTCAAATCACGTTCTAGTGTTATACCCTGTGCTTCTAATTCCCTAATCCGTATACGCATATTCTTTACTTCGATTGCTGTATTAGTTCTTTCTTGACTACTCTTACCGCTTTTGTTGCCACTGTCTATATTAGCTTGGTCTCCCAATGCTTCTGCATATATACTGTTTTTTACAAGTTCAACAATAGTACTAACACGCATATTCTCTAAAGTTGCTTTTTCTAATTCTTTTCTTGTTTGTCTTTTAAATTCTGTCATTCAGTTAATACCTCCCTGCCTCTCCACACCGCACGGCCTTCGTTCTTCATCTTTTCTCTGGGGTCACTACAACCATAATATGCACACCACCCCATATATATGGACATACTGCCTAGCTTATCAGGATCAAAAAGAAGCTCTACATAATCGTTGAAATCTTCTTCACCAAGATAAATCACCCCTTCGCTGTTCTCAAACCTATTCTTCATTTCCTGCAGCGTCTTCATTTGCTTTTACTCCTTGTATTGTACCCCTTTAAATCTTTCCATAAATCTTTAGCTTCTCTGACCTCTTTATCCGTTACATCTATTCCTTCTGATCCATATGCTTCTAAATATTCACGTGCCACTTTACCATCTCTAAAGGGCTGTAGAGTTGAATTGAAGTACTCTTGCCTGTCGTCTACGATGTTACCTGGTATAAACTCTGACAATCTACTTGGTGTGTGGTACTTAGTACAATACCAACCACCGTTTCTAAACTTCCAGCTTCTGTCCTCATGCTCTGTGTTACATCCATTACAGTACGTCATCTAACACCTTGGTCATCTCTTCTTCCTCTGCCTTCAGTGTAGGGTTATTTCTTATGACTTGTTCTTGTGCGGTTAGTTTTGAAATGCCCCCTACTCTACCTTTGCCTAGTTTACGTTTAGCTCTGCGTAGCTTTAGCCCTAATTCCTCTCGTAGTTTTATAGCTTTCTCGGGTGTTTGTGAATTTACTCCCAAAGCATACCCGATAAGAAATGTAATTAGTGTTGTGATCCAGGTTAATATCACCTTGAGCTTCCTGGTAATTTAGGTACGGGACGTTTCTTTTCTATTTCTTCGTCAGTATCGTAAACCAAACATTCCATAGTTAGAATAAGTCCTGCAACTGATACAGCATTTTGTAGTGCTAATCTTACAACCTTAGCGGGGTCAACAATACCTTCTTTCATCATATCTACATATTCCATGGTCATAACATCAAATCCCTTATCTTCTTTAATTCCAGCGATTATTTCCCCTGCCTCAAACCCTGCGTTCTCTATGATTTTTGTTATTGGTGCTTTCAACGAGCTAAATATTATTTTGAATCCTAACGTATCATCTAAACTAAGTATGTTTCTTGCTCTAAATAAAGCTACTCCACCACCAGGTACAATACCCTCTTGTACCGCAGCCTTAGTAGCATGGACAGCGTCTTCTACTCTTAGTTTCTTTTCTTTTAATTCTGATTCGGTCGCAGCTCCGACGTTAATTACAGCAACACCTCCTGCAATTGATGCCATTCGTTCTCTTAGTTTAAGTTCGTCAAATTCTGTAGCAGTTTCTTTTAATAGTTCTTTAATGTTTTTAACCCTAGTTTTAATGCTCTTTTTATCGCCTCCACCACCTATGATTACAGTCTCATCTTTTGTTGATTGAACCTTCTCGGCATAGCCCAGGTCTTCTATTTCAACAGACAATAAGTCTCTACCAGTTCCTTTACTTATTACAGTACCTCCTGTAAGTATTGCCATATCTTCTAACCTTTCACTGCGTCTTGTACCGACACCAGGTGCTTTGACTGCTAATACTTGCATACCACCTTGTAGTTTATTTAGGACAAGCATTCCAAGAGACTCAGTGTCAAAGTCTTCGGCTATAATAACTACTTTTTTAGTAACCTTTGCTACCTCGTTTAAGACTGTTACAAGCTCTTGCATATTCTCGAGTCTATAGTCTACAAATAATATCCTAGGCTCATTGACAACAGCTTCCATACGTCCAGGATTAGTAACAAAGTATGGATTTGCAAACCCTCTATCAAACTGCATACCAGCCTTGTATTCAAGTTCTATGTTAAGACCGCCCTCTTCTACTGTGATAACACCATCATCTCCGACCTTCTCCATAGCTTCTGAAATCAAAGCTCCAATCTCTTTGTCTTGAGCTGATATTGTTGCAACTTGTGTTTTTTCTTCCTTAGTGGCAACAGGTTTTGCCATCTTTTCTATCTCTTTTACTATTAGATTGGCTGCTTCCTGTAACTCTCTCTTTAGAGTCATTGGATTAGCTCCGCTTGATATGTTTCTAAATCCTTCATTAACAATAGCCTGTGCTAGGAGAATTGAAGTACTTGTCCCGTCTCCTGCCTTATCATTGGTGTTCTCAGAAGCTTCTCGTGCTATTTGCGCGCCCATGTCCTCCCACTTGTCTTTTAATTCTATATGTCTAGCAACAGTAACACCGTCATGTACTACCTTAGGACGTCCCCAGGCTGTGTCTAACGCAACATTTCTACCTTTGGGGCCTAAAGTAGTAGTAACTGCATTTGCTATTTTATCTACTCCGTCTTTTAGTTTTTGTCTGGCCTCATCGCCAAATATAATATCTTTTTTAGCCATTTTTCTCCTCAATTATAATACCTAGAATATTACGTTCTTCTAATAGAAAATGATCTTCATTATCCCATTTAACTGCTGTAACTCCGTAGCTTTTGTGCAAAATTCTATCTCCTATCTTAACTTTCATAGGAACTAGTTCTCCACTCTCATACTTACCTTCTCCCACTGCGACCACTGTGGCCTTGTAGGTCATTTCTTGGCTATCTTCTGGGACTAGGATGCCCCCACTTGTTCTACCTATCTTTTCGTCTGGAAGTACTAAAACAAAATCTTTTAATGGTTGTATTCTTGTTAGTTCTTTTTTCATAAATTGAATTCTCTCAAACTTTTATTGAGTAAATTATACTACATGAGGTTGTTGAATTCTAGTTAGACTTTTTTCTCCTACGAATTGGCTCTAACATTCTCTTTGGATTCTTGGACTTTTTCGCTCGGTCTAAACAATCTAAACACAAGTTGTATTTCTTACCATTATACCTGAATTCTTGGGGTATTTTATCGTCATGCTCAAACAGGTTCCACATACCTCTAATCTTTAGCATGCTCCACCCTATTCCAGCGGTACACATATCACACCTGCAAGGCATTATTCTCTTTAGTTTATAGACTGATACATTGATCACAGTAACTTTCTCAGTTATACTCCAACATGGAGTTATGCTCTTTCTTATAATACTCAATTTCTTTCTTTAACCAGCTTTTGTCGAATTTATGTACTTTGTTACTTAATCTAAATAGTCTTTCATCCTCTCCCGTACCGTACTTTTCTACAATAGATCGTCTATGTTCTTCTACCATACCATGCTTAAATCGATTGCAAGATCTGCACTGCGCTGAAACGTTATGTTCATCGTATCTTGTAGATCCTTTGCTTCGCCCTCTCCAATGTCCAGCGTCCATTAACTTTATAGGTTTTCTGGTATCACATGTGACACATATAGCGTATTCTTTTGTACCTGTTGTTATGAGAGCGTCCCTCAGGCGAATGAACTTTGAGAAGATTTTGTCTAACTTGGCTTTGAGTTCGGGTATAGATTCTGCCATTTGACCTCATAATACCAAATTCTTACACTTTCTGCATATAGTGTCTGAAGGGTAAGATATTCGGCGGTAACTGCAAGGTTTGTTTTTCAACGTTAAAAGACCAACTACCTGTACCACCCGCTAAATCCAAAATAATTTTATTTCTGTTTTTGTTCATCACGATCCCTCAAACTTAGTATCTCTGTCCAACGAGCAACATCGCATTTATCGCCAGCCCAGCCAATCTCAATAGCTCTTTCTATTTCATCTTTTATCTGTGTCTGCGTAAAAGGTGGTAGATTTTGCCAAACTCGTTTCAAAGTGTCTAAAGCATCTAAAACAGCACCCGTTCTTCTACCAAGTGCATATCTGAATCCCCACATTATGTACTTTTCATTTACTTTAAATTTATTCATGGCAATAATCTTTTTAGGATCGTCGCGTATGGAATCTGCGAAGTCTTGTACCGAGGACTTTTCTTTTTTATTAGTTTTCATTTCATTCTTCAACCTTCCATCCATAATTAAATATCAACTTACCTGCTTGATAGTATCCCTTATCTTGATTCCTATATTTACCCTTTTTAAGTAGTTTCTTCTTGTACAGATACTTACCTAACCACACCCTAAAGTCTTCTTGTTCTTTCTCTGTCCAAGTGTATTTGTAATACCAATCACGTTGTTTAAAATCGAATGTATCGTAATTTGCACCAACTCGTCTAAACATTTCTTTTAATATTTCTTCAGTATATTTACTTGTTATTTCCATATTTAGACACCTCCTTATGATACTTCATCTTGTTTTCTTTCCTTTCCATTTGGGGTTTTCTCTATACTTATCCGCGACCCTAGAATCCCCTTTACAATTTAATATTCTTTTAATCTTATTTTTGGCTGTTCTGAACCACTGTGACTCATAGCTCTTAATTGTTCCTGGTCTGTTTGCTCTTTTAGGTATTGGCATCTAAAACCTCCTCGCGCTTCTTAAATTGTTTTTTTACTGCTTCATTATAAAAAGTATCGCCAGTACACATATTTATATCATGTTTTGATATCGGTTTTCTCTCCAACGCCACATCAGCTAGTATAAGCCTTATAGTAGCTTCAAAGAAATCCCATATCTCACTTGTTGCAACCAATCGACCTTCTGTCGTACTTATCGAATCATACCTAATGGACGAAATACCAAACTTAGCCTCATATTCTTTTTTATAATCTTTAATCGTTTTCATGTTGTGCTTTGTATCATACAACCTATCATCCGCATAGTCATTGCAGAGTTTAAGGAGTTGTTTTACAGCTTCCTTTACTAGGATATCTGCATGATAGACACTGGGAGGACGCATTAATATAGGTGGTATTATTATTTTCTTTATTCATTTGTTCTCCTTTTTGGAGATATGGTTTTTTATATCTCCAATCGAATTGACTGGATGTTCTCGTAGATGTTTCTGATTTCCCTACTTAACGAATGTCCTTCAATTGCAGCAACACACTTATTGTATGTAACTTCTCCAGCTTCAAAGTACTCCCGACTTACCGGATATTCTGCATATTCAAATGTCGGCATCTTACCTCACCTCCTTTAATTCCTTTAATTCCTTTCTGTTGGCTTCAACCTGTTTAGCATTTCTTTTATTGTCTTATTAGTTTTCATTCTTGTTCCTCACTAAACTTTGCTGCGAGTTCTCCATAATATTTCCACGCCTTTTCAGCTTCTTCCCTACACTCTTGATGACTAATGTACTCTGCAAACTCTTTCACTGCCTCTGCGCGGGCTTTTTCTACTAGCTCGCACACTTTTTCTGCATTACCATAGGCAATTCCCCAACCACTTTCATTGCCGTTGTCTATATTATTAAAATACCAATCTATTAGTTCTCTTTTCATCTTCTTAACCACCAAAAATAAACATTCTGCCATAAAGGCAATTCTGTCTCTCGGCTTTTTGCTTATGTATAACTTTTATCATTTGTTCTCACTTTCTTCAACGTTCTCGAATCCATCACATTCTTCTAGCCACACGGGGTCAAAGTTCCAAGGATAGTTAAACCAACCACCTATAATTCCACGAATGTTAGCTTTAATTTTTAGTCCGTGACTTTTAATTGGTTTTACTCGGCGAACACTGGCAAGAGCTGCAAGCGAGCTACTCAAGTTATTATCTAGGTCTAATTTGTTTTTTGGATGCCTACACATAGAGTGTGCAGATCCTGGTACATCTCCTCTCCACTTACATTCGTAGCAATCTGGGGGTAATCTGGTTTGTTTTTTGTCATCTTTTCCTCCTCAATATCGTGCTCCTAATCTTCCTGCACCCAAAACAAACTTGCGTTAACGCATCGTGGAAAGTTGAGTAAATTGCTTGTTGCGTGTGTCTGCCCTCACAATTTTGTATATGTTTCCTTACTTCCCCTACTGTTTTTATATGTTCATATTCAAATGTCATTTTGTCCCCTCTAAAAACCTTAATTCCTTATTTAATAACTAAATAGTCGGAACCACTTAACTATGTTGCCCTATACGAACCCAATATTAAGTCCTACTCTTCGCAACTCCAGTATATTATAGTCAGTCTAAGCTAGTTAGACATGCGGAATGTACATTTCCTTAACTAGCCGTATACGATAGGTTTCTAATAAATTCGGTCGATTCCTGTACCCGTGGTCATGACTCCACTTTGGTGATTCCTACTATTTAATTCTCAAAATGCTGTGCTTGAGCCAAAAAGGTTGGACACAATCTTTCGATTATGATTTGCAGCTACAAACACAGCAGTCTGTTAATTAAACAGTTAACAGATTAACCAAACCAATAGTCCCCATTACAAGAGTTAGAATACCTAATAAAACGAGTAACACCTCGCGCCATCCGTCATCTTTCCACAATCCTAAAGCAAATAACGCAACCATGGGCAACATCATTAATATACTTGTTAATTTAGTCATTGTTTTCATCCTTTAACCAACTGTGAAGAAGCCTTTTTGCCATGCCATAGTCTTTCCAGTATATAAAATGTAAAACATCAACTATTTTTGCGCTCGCTCTCTGTTCTACAAATTCCTTTAGAAATCTATCCCTAGCTTCCCAATAATTTATTATTGCATCATTCTTTTCTGATTTTTTATTCATAATTTCCTTTCAATAATTTCTGATCTTTATAAATATTTCCTATTACTTCAGATACTTCGGCAATATTTATTCCTTTTGTTTTTTTTCCAACCCGTTCAAACATAGGTATTGCTTCTTCGCCGCGCCTAAAGAACACACAACAGTTTTCTATTTTTATCTCGAATATGTTATAACCCCAATCATTAACCTTCTTAAATCCAAACCTGCCAACATACCCTCTATCTGCTTTTAGAATGTCTCCCTCATAAATCTCTACGCCGTTTTTATCCTTTAATCCTGTGTATTGCATAACCTCCCACTCGTGATAATCACCCATTCCTTTCTTGTTTCCTAAAAACTCGTCAAATGTATAATGGCTCAAATCAGTAAATTTAGTACCTCTTTGCACATTAAAATACATAATTTTATCTTTTTTATCATAAGCTCTAAATTTAATTTTCATTCTCTTCCTCTAACTTAATGAACTGCTCTGCTAAGTCCTTAAACTACCTCATGTGCTTCATATTTAGTTTGCACAAACTCTTTTTTCAAACCTAAATCATTAGTAGACTTGCCGCACTTTTCACACTTCCAATCTGGTATTACGTTATCCCACATGTTTCTGTCGTCATATGCTGCGTGTCCAATATACACATTTCCACACTTTTCACACTCTAAATCTACATAACAATCTCTACGCATTTGTTCGTATTTTTTAATTACTTTCATAATTTCCTTTCTAAATTTAATTTTCTTCTCGCTACTTCACGTATCGAGTTACTAACTACCTGGAACATATCCTGGCTGTGTTGACTCTCAACCTAAAATAGCGAGAAGAAGATCAAATATCATCGTCTCAAAAAAACTCCAAATAACTACTGTTGTTCCAAACTCCCCATGCTGTTATCCCCGAACTTTTCCATATCTTATAAGCGTGTGCGATATTCTTCTCAACATCTATCAACTCCTCAAGAGGTATTCCATGCACACTGTTAATCATGAATATACCCGTGGATACTGTACCGTTACTCTCTGGATACTGTCTATCAGCACCCCAACTTCCGTACATACCGTACCCGTTTTCGGCTTTTGCTATCGCCACCATTAGCCTATCATCCCAATCATAACTACAAATTAACTCTTCTACATCTCCTATACAGTAAGCAGGTGTTACAGTTTTTATAGGCTCTTGTGCCTTAGCCTCGAATCTAGTAGTAATGCCGAATAGAGATGTTCCACCGATTGTTTTTTTGGATGTTGTAATTAGCATATATCCAGACCATATAGCTAATGCTATTATTAGCCATTTGAATAGAAGATCGCTTAACGACCTCTTAACTAGCATGTTTTTTACTTGTTTTTTGTTCTTGGCTCTTGCCCGACCCTCTCTGTATCTTAGGTCGTAACTTCCGTCATTATTTATTCTGTATGGATTACTTCTCATTTCGTGTATTATCATTTTTCTCCTTTCAATTTTAATATTGTCGTCTCATCTTTGCCCTTATCCGTTTGAATAAGAGCAAAGTCAAACGGCTATTATTCAGGTATCTCCATTTGAGCGAAGAGTGCCTCGCTCTCGAGTGCTTTTGCTTCTTGATAGAGATCGTCTAGCTCGCTTGTTCCATCTGTGTATTCAATTAATTCTTGTGCGGTTTTCAAGCCTTCCCATTGTGGGCTAGATACTATATATTCTGCTAGTTGTAATTTTGTCATTTTTCTTTCACCTCCTTTTGTTTTTTGAATTCTTAACTAGATATAATATACACCACTTCACAATGCTTGTCAAGAGGCAAATCTACCTCTTTTATCGCGCACTCTT